GATGATTCTTTGCCATTTTATGGTGATAGTCTTGACAGAGAAAGAGTAAGAGATATTCTTACAAGTAAGTTTAATTTGAAAGAGGTGATATAATGGAATACAAAGTAGAAATAAATTTAAATGGCCCAGACGGAAATGCATTTGCATTGATGAGAAAGGCAAAATATTTAGGAGTTAAATTAGATTTATCAAAAGACGAGATTGACAGTATTGTTAAAGAAATGATGTCTGGAGATTATGATAATTTAGTTGAAGTTTTTAAAACAAACTTTGGTCAATTAGTTAGACTAGTTAAAATACAAAACGGTAATTTAGTAGAAACTTTAAATTAGGGTTGACAATATTAATTTTTATGATAGGATATAATTATGGATAATTTAGAAAAAGTTGGAATTACAATGATGTTGGAAGATTTAAAACCAATCAAAACTAATAGACAACTTGCACTTGAGAATCTGGAAGGCATTGCACATCTTATGGAAAACAAATGCAAAGACGATTCAACTTATAATCTTAATAAACAATCAAAAGCTTGGTTAAGACATTATTCAGAGATGATAAGAAGTGAAATTAGACGATATAAAACTTAACAATATAGGTGAATATGATTTATTTTTACAATACACACGAAGATATTCCAGACCATATTGCAGACTATGTTATGAAGTGTGCAGATGTTTCGGATATCAGAAAACTATCAATAACAGATATAAATGCATTTCTTACTGGCGTAGACCAATATGAAGCAGAAGTAACAAATCAATTAATGGAGGATATGTATGCGATTCAAACAAGTACATAGATTTAATAAAAAAAGAAGAACTCCAGAGAAAAGATTGCCTGGTACTGCTGTTGCAGTAGAAAATGGAAATGTAGATAAAGCAATCAGAAAACTAAAAAAGAAACTACAAAAAGAAGATATGTTCAATGAACTTCGTAAAAGAGAATATTACGAAACAAGGAACGAAAGAAAAAGAAAAGAGAAGGCTGCAAGTACAAGAAGATGTATAAGAAAAAGAGAGAAACTAGAGAAGTTAGAGGTTTAAAATGGTTTGGTTCTTTCCTATTGTTGATAGGCTTATGTTTTACATCTTTTAATATCTATCCACTAAATCTATACTTTATGACCATAGGGAGTATTGTATGGGTTGTAGTAGGATATTTTTGGAAAGACGGTTCTATCATACTATTAAACTCTGTTGGGTTTATTATATCAGTTGCTGGTTTAATAAACTATTGGACATAAATATTATTATGGAAAAGAAAAAAGATAACATAATTAAATTCCCTAAAAGATTTAAGGGTAAAAGAAAAGTAGTCAAACCAGATGAGAACTTATTAAGACTTAATGAGGATATCTCTTTTGCAGACCAACTTACTGAAGCACTAATAGTGCAATTAGTTCATTCATTAAATGATAATGGATTGAAAGTTAATGACCCAATGTTTGTAAAAGATTTATCTTTTGTTATTGAATCAATCAAGAGTTCTATTTATAGAGATTTAGATATTAAACACGAAATGCAACCTTTGGTTGATAAGTTTATGGTTCAAGAGAAAGATGAAAAAGGTAATACTAACACAATATTTAAAATGGAATTGATATCAAAGTTTTTGAAAGCTTTAGATAAAAAAAAGAATAAATGATATTAGTTGATATGAATCAAGTTACGATTAGTAATTTGATGATACAGATGAAAGATGAACCTTTAAGTGAGGATTTAGTACGACATATGGTACTAAACTCTTTGAGGTCTTATAAAACAAAATTCAGTAAAGATTTTGGTGAATTGGTACTTTGTTATGACGACAAACATTGTTGGAGAAAAGATTACTTTCCTTATTATAAACAAAATCGTAAGAAGGCAAGAAGTGAAAGTAGTTTAGATTGGAATGAGTTGTTTGATATACTAACCAAAATTCAAAATGAGTTAGAAGAAAATTTCCCTTATAAAGTTTTAAAAATAAATGGTGCAGAGGCTGATGATATTATTGCGATTCTATCAAATAAGATTTCTTCTACACCAAACTTGTATGAGGAAATATTAATTATATCTGGTGATAAAGATTTTATACAATTACACCAAAGTGATAATGTAAAACAATATTCACCGACTTTGAAAAAATTTGTAGTTGATGAGAATCCAGAACAATATAAATTTGAACATATTATTAGAGGAGATAAAGGAGATGGTGTTCCAAATGTTTTATCTCAAGATACTGTCTTTGTAGAAGATTTAAGACAAAGACCCATTACAAAAAAGAAATTAATTGAGTGGAAAGAGAATGGTATTCCAGAGGGTGAGATAAAAAGAAACTATCAAAGAAACAAAACATTGATTGACTTTGACAGTATACCAAATGAGTTGGGGGAACTTATATATAATATGTGGGTAGATAAAATTACCCAAAACGATAAGAGTAAAATATTACCTTATTTTATGAAACACAGACTAAAAGAGCTGACTGAAAAACTAGGAGATTTTTAATGGCATATGATGTTGTAAGACCTTTAATGCACGAAGTATTAACTATGGTCAATAATGCAAAAGTAAAAGGTAAGAAAATAGAAGTATTAAGAAAATACAGTAGTGAAGGATTGAAAATGGTTTTGAAATCTAGTTTTGACCCTAAAATTGTATGGAGATTACCAGAGGGTGATGTACCATTTATTAAAAATGATGCACCAGAGGGAACTGAACATACAAGGTTAGAACAAGAGGCAAATAAATTATTTCACTTTATAAAGGGTGGAAACGATAAATTAAATCAAGTTAAATGTGAAACTATGTTTGTCCAAATGTTAGAGGGATTACAAGAGGGTGAGGCAGAAGTTTTAATACTTGCAAAAGATAAGAAATTACATCAAAAGTATAAGGGGTTATCAAAACAAGTGGTACAAGAGGCATTTGATTGGGATGACAATTTTTTAAATGTCAATCATAAAGATTATAAAAAATCTGCATAGGGTTGACATATTAAAATAATATGGTATTATAATAATTATTAACATTTAATTTATAGGTATATTATGTTTTATATGATTTTAGGATTATTATTCAGTATTCTTGCGGCTGGTGCTGTTGATGGTGACGCCTCTCTCACTACTCTTTCCATCCTCGCAGTCGCTGGAATTGGGTTTATGAGTCTTGGCACTTATATGATGAATAAGGAAGATGACCAAGACTCGTTCTAAACCCAGAATTGTTAGGGAACAAGTTGGATTACCAGACCGTTCCCTACAATTCAAAAATATAGATGAGGGGTACAGAGTGTTTTTTAAAGTATTCACAACAGTATTAGCAACATTTATTGTTATCGCTGGTATTACAAGACCAGAAAGAATTCCACAAATGCAATATATGGAAATTGCACAATACGATACATATATTGACAAAAAAGAAATAACTTGTCTTGCAAAGAATATGTATTTTGAAGCTCGTAATGAGGGAACTGCTGGAGTTCTAGGTGTAACCAATGTAGTTTTAAATAGAGTAAAAAGTGATTTATATCCAAACACCATTTGTGGTGTTATAGAAGATGCAAAAATATCACAATGGTGGTTAAAAGAAAAAGGTTTAAAAAAACCTATCAAACATATGTGTCAATTCAGTTGGTACTGTGATGGTAAATCAGATGAGATAAAAGACCACTACACATATAATCAACTATATGTTCTTGCAGAGGGTTTAGTTGCATCAAATTTCAAAACACTACTTGACATTACAGACGGAGCATTGTATTATCACGCTGACTATGTTAAACCAAAATGGTCAAGACATTTTGAAAAAACTGTTAAAATAGGTAGACACATTTTTTATAGAAGGAGGTAATGTGAATATATTTTATATTAATGAAGACCCAAAGATTGCATCTTTGGAACATTGTGATAAACACGCTGTAAAAATGTGTGTAGAGTATGCACAACTATTATCAACTGCACATAGATTACTAGACGGAAAAGAGTTTGTCGGTAAATCTAAAACTGGCAGAAATGTTAAAAGGTGGAAACACCCAATAGATTTTATGGATAAGAATCTAATGTTAGCGTGCCATACTAAACACCCTTCTGCAATATGGTGTAGAGAAACAAAAGGTAATTATACTTGGTTATTACATTTACTGATGAACTTGTTAAAAGAATATACATTTAGATATGGTAAAAAACATTCAGTAGAAGATAGACTACCATATCTAAATATTATTCCAAACAATATTAATCCAGATACCAGACTCACCGAGATGCCTCAATGTATGCCAGATTACTGTAAAATTCCTAATCAACCAATCGCAGCTTATAAGAACTACTATATAAAAGAAAAGGTTAGATTTGCGACTTGGAAGAATAGGAGTGTACCATTATGGTTTCAACAAAAGGATATTGGGATATGATTAATGAACACATTGTTAATAGTGATTTAGAATACTTAGAAACAAAAAATATAGAAGAAAAAAGAAAAGAATTAAAGAAAGACTATCTGAACAAAGAAGAATCAATGAAATTTGAGATATATCAATTACAAAAACAAGTTCAAAATTTATATATTAGAATAAAAGAATTAAACGAAGAAATATATGAATTAAAAAAAGGAGATAATAGATAATGACAAGTAAACTTGATAGACTTATGATGCTTCAAGAAGAAGTAAAGATTGCAAAAAAGTTTGTAGAAGAACACGGCCCAGAAGATATGGGTTATGTAAATACTGCAATCAGTTATATGAAAGAAAGAATTCTTGACTTGAGATTAGAGATTAATAAGAAGTTAGATGCCTAGATACGATTTCTATAACAAAAAAGAAGATAAATATTTTGATGAATTTATGTCCTACGATGAGAAAGTAGAATATTTAAAAAACAATCCGAATATTGAGCCTGCTGATTATTTAAATATGAATATAGTTAGTGGAGTTACTAAAAGTGAAAAAGGTGATTCTGGTATGAGAGAGGTGTTTAGTAAGATTGCAGAAAAACACCCTACTAGTCCACTTGCAGAAAGATATGGTAAAAAGTCAATTAGGAAAATAAAAGCAAAAAGAGCATATGATAAACATAAAAAGCGTA